CTACAGCTTATTCCCTCACCAAAAGTATCATTTATCCAGGAACTTGGTTATCTTATCCAACTATAACCTTGACTGGTCCAATGAATGGACCTGTAATAAATAATACAACGACCGGAGAAAAGCTGGCTTTCAATTACAACATATCCTCTGGAGAGATCGTAACAGTTTCTCTTGAACCTGGAAATAAATCAGTAACGAATGATGCAGGTGCAGATCTGATTGGAGTATTAACTGGAGATAGCGATACATCTACTTTTCATGTTGCTCCTGATCCTGAAGTAGCTGGAGGAATAAATACATTTTCATTACAGTTATCTGGATCTTCTGCACTGTCATCTGTTGTGATAGCTTATTATGAAAGATACATAGGATTATAATGTCCTCAATTTCTCCTAGATATAAGGTGCGAATATTAGATCAATCATATAATATGGTTGCTCTATTTGATACCTGGGTGAAATTTGGATATTACAAGGAAGTAAACGGAGTTGGATCTTTTGAGCTCACAATTGCTCTTCCTGATGCAAGGAATCTAAAATTCGAGCTTGATGGAATAGTTCAGCTCTACCGTAAAGTTCCTGGCTGTTCAGTTGACTGGTATTCAGAATTTATGGGATTTCATAGAAGAATATTTGATTCCGTTGATGAAAAAGGAGTTCAATTATTCACTAGTTCCGGAGTTGGATTCAATGATCTGCTTGCAAGAACCATAATAAACTATCCTCCAGATACCATAAAAGCCTATAAGGATGCTCCTGCTGAAACAGCAATGAAGGAATATGCAGAAGAAAATTGTGGAGCTTCTGCTACGGTAGCGAATGGTAGAGAATCGTCTGGAGTTCTTCCAGATTTTCAAGTTGAAACAGACACAGCTTCTGGAGCTGACTGGGAAGGAGATAGAGCATGGCAAAATCTATTGGATGTAGAGCAAGAAATAGCAAGATTTGCTGACATAGATTTTGCAGTGAATTGGGATGATTCCTCTAAGAAATTCAAATTTCAAACCTATGTTGATCAGTATGGAGAGGATAGAACAATAACTGGAATTGATCCAGCTACAGGAAAGAATTCTGCCGGAAATTATCCGGTTATATTCTCTCTTGAAAGAGGAAATTTAAGATCAATAAACAGAAATTTCAATCGAATATCTGAATCAAATGTGGTGGTTGTAACTGGAGATGGAGACGGAGCGACAGTAGATGTTGAGGTAAGATCAGCGGCGACTACTACGGATTCTCCTTGGAATAGACGAGAAGTATGTAGACCACAAGCAGGATTTGTATCTGAAATGCAAATATACGGAGATGGCGAATTAGCTGATCTTGCGGCTAAAGATATTCTTACCTTTTCACCACTGTCTCAGTCCTCTTGTTTGTATGGAAAACATTATTTTCTCGGAGATAAAGTTAGTGTATTATTTAGAGGAACATATTTTTCTATGCGAGTTTTTGGAGTAAGAAACAACGTATCTGATAAAACAGAGGATTTATCTATTACCTTTTCTGAGCTACAATAGGAGGCTTATTATGACTGAAACTTCACTTTTCTGGGGAGGACTAACAATCGGAGATCATGGAACATATACAGATGATCAATTTTCTGATTTTATAAAAAGAATCTGCCAAAAGGTTCTAACTACAGAAGGAGTTATGCTTGGACATGGAAGCGAATTGGCTTGCACGAATCCATCAGGATCTACAATCAGAATAGCTTCTGGATATGCTCTAGTTGATGGAAAACTGTATGAAAATACAGCCAATGTTGATCACACAGTCACTGCTCCAGGAACGGGAACTAATTACTACACTATAGTCCTGAGAAAAGATTTTGCAGCTCAAACTGTTCGTCAGGTTCTTCTTGGACCAAGCTCGGTAGCTTATCCAGCAGTTACTCAGGTTGATGGAACTACATGGGAAATTCAGATAGCCAGAGTTTCGATAACTAGCGCATCCGTCATAACCGTAACTGATGTGAGAGTATACTGTCACTTTGCCGGACAGGTCTCTACCGATATGCTAGAAAATCTTGCTGTGACTGCTGCAAAGCTCGCATCAGATGCAGTAACTACCGACAAGATTCTCGATGGTTCAGTGACTCCGGATAAATTATCAACTACCGTAAGAACGGATGGTTGGGAAATAGTGTCTGATGCTTGGTCTTATGCTTCAGCAACTACGATAAATGTTCCTGCTGGAGCTACTTCAATATATCAGAAAGGAGACAAGTGGAAACTGACTGCAAATGGTGTTGTATTGCAAGGATATATCGTCAATGTAGCCAGCACCTTGCTTACTGTTAGAGGAGATGCTCTTACCAATCATGTATTCTCTTCTATATATTTTAGTCATCAGCTAAATCCTCTTGGATTTCCTCAATGGTTTAATTGGACTCCGACGTTAAATGCTGGAGATGCAGATCTTCCCTCATATACTCAAGCCAGATTCTGTATCGTTGGAAAAACAGTTCATGTAATGTTTACTGCTGATAATAAAACTGTTTCAGGATCTACTGGATCTATAAAGGTTAGTTTGCCCGTGAATTCTGCTTATCCAATATCTTGGTTTGGATCTGTTTGTGTATTCTATACATCAGCCTATCATAACATAAGGGTTGAATTGCTTGTTGATTATTTTGAAATATTCAAAGACATAACTACAGGAACATATGCCTCAGGAGATTCTGGATACTGGAGAATAACTGGAGAATACGAATATTAATGAGTGATCAAACTTTATCCGATATCTTGAAAAGTATGGAAAAAATGGCGGAAAGAATTCGTCATCTTGAATCTAGACCCATAGGTATCGGTGACGCTCCAAGTGATGATTTGATCTATGCTAGAAAGAATAAAGCATGGATACAGATCCTTGGATCGACGAATGTCGTTGATATAATAGAAGCGAATGTGTCAAGCGATGGTTGGTCTGGATCAAGTTCCGGAACGTTTGCTCATACGATAGCTTCTGGAACTAATAAGCTTCTGATTGTTGCAGTTGCTCATAATAGTGATGCAACAAATCCATCTACGATAAGCTCCGTTACATGGAATGGAACTAATCTAATCAAACATCTTCCTGTTGCTAGGAATCCATCTGAAGGAAACATAGGAAGAATGGATTTATGGTATCTGGTTGATCCTGAAGAAGGAACATTCAATGTCGTTGTAACAGCGAATGGAAATACTCAATTATGTGCTCTAGCCGCAGATTTTGTATACGTTCGTCAAGATGCTCCATTTGAAGATGCTGGAGACAATAATTATGCGAATAATACCACTCCAACAGGAACTGCTACTGGAGGAACAAGAGCCCTGATATTTGGAGCTCTTGCTCACTGGAATAATTCGGCTACAGCGGTTGTACAAGCTCCAGCTACCGATAGAGGTCAAGAAACATCAGATGGAGCTTGGAGAGGATGTATAGCAACTTCTCCGTCAGTAGATCTTTCAACTCCTGTTGACATTGATTGGACTACCTCTGTAAATATCGTTGATTGGGCTGTTTGTGTCGTAGCAATAGCTGCTGAACTATAGGAGAAAAATGGACGAAATTAGTGGTTGTGATTTTTCAAGCTGGTCTGATGACATGGATTATGCAATAGCAAAATCCAGAATGAGATTCGCTTTCATTCGAGTAAGTCAGGGAATAAGTCTTCCGGGACATGGCTTCCCAGTGAATGGCTTCAAAGATCGAATGTTTGACAAGCATTGGGAAGGGATGAGAGGATGTCCAAGAAGTGCAACTCATTTTCTTGACTGGGCTAGAATCCATTATACGGTAGGGAAGGAGATAGAATTTGGAAGAGCTCAAGCAGACTGTATATCTGAGATTCTGTCAAAGGAGCCTGGAGAGATAGTTCCTAGTGTTGATTACGAGAACAATGATCCTGCTAAATCAACGTGGGGATCATTGAACGTCTTGGATTTAGGAAGAACGAATAAAATTTTTCTTGCTTGCTGTCTAAGATTGAAGGAAAACTTCGGGAAATTTCCTATAGTCTATACTCCTGGATGGGTTGCGAAAACGCTGAAGAATGCTATTGAGGGTATTCTCTGGATGCCAAGATATCAATCAAATAGCGAGATTCTTCAAGATTTTCTTACCTGGGAACAACTTAGACTCAGAAGACTTCCTGAATCAGGAGCATGGCCTACTCTTCCTACCGGTCAGTGCATAATCCCTGCTGGATGGAGATTCTGGCAATACTCAAGTGGAGGAGTAGGATACAATTTTGGACTCAAATCGAAAGCTTCATGGGCTAGGATGGATTTGAATATCTTCAATGGAACTGAGCAGGATTTCTCTGTAGTTATTGGAGACAATTCAATTCCAACTTATCCTCCTGAAACCGAGGAACCTCCGCAACAATCAGAATATACTAAAGCTATCGTGATTGCTCCAGATGGAGTAAATGTAAGAAGTGGAATAGGAACGGTTAGTCCTCAATGGTATCTTAGTGGATTGAAATACGTCTTGCCAAAAAATTCATCCCTCGATATCTTGGATATTCATACAGATTCATCTGGAAACAGATGGATACGATCTGGATTCAATCAGTATGAATGCGTCAAATTTGGGGATGTCGAATTAATGAAGCTAGTATAGGAATTGACATGAGAATGCTTGAGCTGATGCTTAATCCTAATGTGATTCTGATGTATCTGGCTATTATACTGTTCAATGCCTTATCGGTATATTATACGATACGATGGATCATTGAAATAAGGAAAAGATTCACTCCTCTAGTTATTTCTGTAAAAGTTTTTCATGGAATAACTAGTCTAGCTCTTGGATTATCTTATGTATATTCACTAATAAAAATTTTGACTGGAGATCCGATAGAAATAACAATATATGGAGTAACTGTAATAAGACCGCTGATATTAATGGTCAGTTTATATATGGCTGTATCAGCAAAGATCAGACACTATTTGGGAAAACACAGGGAGGATCTATGTCAGAAGGTTTGAAGCTGGTTCTATCAATTGCCGTTCCCACTTTGATATCTTTGATAGGAGCTTTCGTTGGATGGTTCGTAGTTCTACGGAAACTTCCAGGAGAGTTGGTCAATATCAGGATCAAAAACGCCAAAGAAAAATCTCAAGCATTAGAAGAGATATCTGAGGATGCTGAAAACGCATTTCTTCAATCTTCCGAATATCGGAGAAAATTTCAGGATGCTTTAAAGGAAATAGAAAAGCTAAAAGAGCAGATAGCTGAGCTTCCTGAGTTGAGAAAGGAGGTGATCCTTCTAAGGTGCGAGCAAGAAAATTATCAGAATGAGAATAAGGCATATAGGCAAGCCTATGAGGAAACTTCTGCTCAGATAAGAAAGCATGGGGAAGAGCCTGCCAGATTGCCCTATATCAGGAAAAAAGATTGTGCCGAATTAGTGAAAGGAATCTAAAATGTGGGAAAGAACTTTACTTGAATTTGCTACATTGTTGGGATTTGCAGCTCTGTTGGCTTTGATCATCAACGTTTTGAAATTGATCAAGATCAATGGAAAACCCATTGTTGCTGATGGAGATGCTCAGAAGTGGAGTCTAGGAGGTAATCTTCTTGGGCTTCTTGCTCTGTACATCTTCAGAATCTTCAGGCCTGAGCTTCCTCTTGAAGGAGTTGATGAACTTCTGATGGAAATCGCTACGGTAGGAACGTATATCCTCTCCGTCGTTTCCCAACTTGGCATATCTAAACTCACTCACTTTGTCTTCAAAGGAACTCCTGTTCTTGGAAAATCCTATTCTCTTGAAGCTTCCAAGAAACTCGACTCAATTCTGAAGTAGTGTTGAATAGGCGACTATCACTTTTAGTCGCCTATTGTATTTTTAATTCCAAAGATGTATAATATTTTATGGATTAAATCTTCGAATAATCCGGGTCATTTTTGGTCAGGGTATTGTAATTTTTATTCAAAGGGTGTATAATTTAGTTACAGTTTGAATTTAGAGATTAATGCCTAAAAGAGGATAAAATGGAAGTAATCTGGGAAAGTCCAGAATCAGTGATGAATGCCCTTTTTTCAATATATAAATACAATCAAACATCTGATGAGCAACTAAATGGAGCAACAGTTCATTCTAACTCTATTGGATTCAACGCATTAGATGCTCCGATATTATCTTCTTTCTGTAAGCAACTAGAAGAAAGAGGAATGCTTTCCCAAAAACAATACGACATTGTATTAGAGCTATTGCCTAAATATAGGAACCAAATAGCCTTTCTACAAGCTTCAATTTTGCCCTTTATAATAGGTACAGGTATAAACCCACCCCCGCAAAACAATAATGGAAAGCTAAAAATAGTCGGTGAAAAGTTACACTTCATTCCGAATGTGTATCCATCTGCTCAAGTCAAATCCCTCGGATTTATATGGAATTCTACTCTAAAGGGATGGGTTGGAGCAATTAGTCAATCCGTGATTGAGGGTGTATTGCGTTTATTTTCAGATATACAGCTCGACCCTACCGTTGAGAGTTATCTTGAAGAGCAGAGAAAGCCAGTTGAATTATCCTCAACTATAACAGATAGTCCGTTATTCCCTCATCAAAAGGAAGCTTCCGCATTTGAGCTAAAATACAAGAAAACATTGCTCGGATTAGCTCCAGGAACTGGGAAGTCAGCTAGTGCCATATTTTCCGCCAATGAATTAGGATATGACAGAATTCTAGTCATTTGTCCATTAACTCTTACCTATATGTGGAAGGCTCAAATAAAGCAATGGATAAATGAAGATGCTGTAATATGGCATGGAGGAATATCAACCTGGGAAAATTTTGATAAGTGGGTCATAACCAATTATGACACAGTTGTAAGAAATAAGGAAGATATCAAATCTCAAGGATTCAAATTAATCATAATGGATGAATCCATTGTCTTGAAAAATAGACAAGCCGTAAGATCACAGACTATGAAGGAGATAGCCAAATATGGAGAATATGTCTGGTTATTGTCTGGAAGTCCAATTTCTAAGTTCTATGATGATATGTGGATGCAACTTCACATTCTTAACCCCCAACGATTTAGATCTTATTGGAAATTTGTTGAAAGTTATTGCGTTGTTGAAGTCAATAGATGGGGACAACAGGTAATCGGTAATCAACCTGATGCTACTGAAAGACTGAAACGAGATTTGTCTGATATCTATTTCTCTAGAACCATGGATGAAGTTCTTAACATTCCGGATTGGATATTTGACACCATTCCAGTTCCAATGAGCAAAGTTCAGTATAAATTATACGAACAGATGGAAAATGAATTCATGGCTGATCTTCCGGACGGAGATCAGTTATTAGCTCCAAATGTTCTAAGTCAAATGATAAGACTTATGCAATTCGCAAGTAATCCTCTGCTTCTTGATGGACCAGATGATGGAGCTAAATGGAAAGCATTAGAGGAGATTCTTGATTTCGAGCAGAAACCAGCTATCGTATGGACTAATTTCATTCCGACGTCTAAGGAAATTTTCAAAAGATTATCAAAGAAGTATTCTTGTTCCGTCATGACTGGAGCAACCAATAATGAAGAAAGAGATAGGATTGTAACCAATTTTCAAAACGGTAATACAGATATTCTCATAGCTCATCCTGCCGTAGGAAAATTTGGACTAACCTTGACGAAAGCAAGAACGGCTATTTATTTAGAGAGAAGTTTCAATGGAGATGACTACTATCAATCTCTCTACAGAATAAGAAGAATTGGTACTACCGTTTCTCCGCATGTAATTCATCTTGTTGCTGTAAGACCAGATGGAAAAGAAGGAAATACTATAGACGGAGTTATTGATAAAGTTCTTGATTACAGAAAGAATAGCAGTATATCAATAACAAGTGGATTAATCAGGGAATCATTAGGAAAATGAAACCATTCAAAACTATCTATGTAGTAGAACCTGCTCATAGCATTAATGCTCTTAAAAAATATGCCGATGATGTTGTATTTATTTCCGATCTGGGTATTTCAGTATCATGTCTATACGAGCATATCCTAGGAGAGCTTAGTGAATTCAATCCTGAAACTGATGCTTTAATTCCTATGGGTAGAGCATCTGCTTGTACAATAGCTGGAATAGTTGTAGTTCTTGCTAGTATTCTTAACATGAAGAAGTTTAATATTCCTAAAGTATTTATTTCGATAGGAGTATATAAAGATGAAAGATACTTTTTCGAAAGGATAGAATTAGAATGACAGATTCAATTGCTATTCCGTTCTCAAGAAAATTCTCCCATTCATCTATGTCTACATGGAGAAGATGTAGAGTGAAATACAAATGGGCGTATATCGATAATTTGATTTCTCCATCTGGAATTGGTCAATTGAGAGGAACCATCGGACACGAAGCTCTTGGATTATGGTATACTCTCATGGAAAACATTGCATCCGGAGAGATAACTGAAGAACAACGTGATGCTATTGTTATGAAAAAAGCTGGAGAATCATTTGCTTTGGCAGAGCTAGAAAGAAACCAATCACTGGATAAAGAATGGGATTTGATGCAAACTATTCTTCCCAGATATTTTGATTGGGCAAGAGCAAACGACAATTTCGATGAGATCCTGTCAATTGAGCAAAAATTCGAACTTGACATCGATGGAATTCCATTGATAGGATATATTGATGGAGTTGTCAAGGCAAAAAATGGAATTTGGTTACTTGAGCACAAATTCAACAAACAGGTTAGTACGAGTCATCTTGATCTTGATCCTCAAGTAAGTATCTATCTTCTAGCCGCATATAAGGCCGGAATAGAAGCTCGTGGGGTAATCTATAACATAGTAAGAGTAGCAGAGGGAGGAATAGCGGCATCCCAGCCTGTAGAAAGAAGATTCGTCTACCGTAATCTCGAGGGATTGACTGCAAAGGAATATGAAATAAATCTGCAAATGAAGGAAATGAAGCATTTTCATGAATATCCTGATTCTCTTCCAGTTTACAGATCTGAGACAAATAACTGCTCGTGGGATTGTCAATTCTTTGATGCATGTCTTCAGATCAATGACTGTGGAAGTGCTGAATCAGTTCTAAGTAGATTCAAAACTCGTCCTCCGGAAGATTATTCTAAGAAAGAAGAAAAGGAGTAATAATGCCAAATCCGTTTGAACTTCATAAACCTCTAGAGGATCCAAATATGGTCAAAATCTATGACCGATTTGAGGTTCATGAAGGAAGATTCGATCCGAATAATGTCAAGTTCCTTGTCTATGGAGAAAGTGGTGTTGGAAAAACCGTTTTTGCATCCACTTGGCCGAACCCTATTTTCTTAGATATAGACAAGGGTATGGCTTCGGTTAATAGGGAAGTTCACAG